CCAACTTAACACATGTTTCAATTACATCATCACTGTATGTTACTTTGTGAAAAGTTTCATATTTGTCTCTAACGTTTTTGAGAATTTCGATAGTTTCTGCAACTGTTGAAGGCTCAACAATTACTTTTTGGAATCTTCTTTCCAAAGCACCATCTTTTTCAAAAGACTTACGAAACTCATCCAAGGTTGTTGCACCAATGCATTGGAGTTCTCCTCTTGCTAGTGCGGGTTTGAAAATGTTCGAACCGTCCATAGAACCTGCTGCGTTTCCTGAACCAACTAAAGTATGAATTTCATCTATGAAAACAATTATGTGAGGATTCTGTTGGAGTTCCTCCATGATAACTTTCATCCTTTCTTCGAATTGTCCTCTGTATTTGGTACCGGCAACTACAGATGTTAAATCCAATGCAACGATTCTTTTATCCAATAAATTCTTGGGACATTGACCACTCAAGATTTTCATCGCCAATCCCTCAACAATTGCGGTTTTTCCACAACCTGGTTCTCCAATGATTACTGGGTTATTCTTCTTCCTTCTTGAAAGGATTTGAGCGATTCTCAAAATCTCTTTATCCCTACCGATTACAGGGTCCAATTTGCCCATTTCAGCAAGTTTGATTAAATCTCTACTGAAGTTATCCAAGACAGGAGTTGAAGTATCAGTATTTTTTTTCTTACTGATTTGTTTGTCATCATCATCCATCAATTCGTTCATAAGTTTAATATTTTTTACAAATATCTATCAATATTCGCACACAAACAATAATTTTGTCAAATTATCATGATAAATTTTTAGTTTATGTCTTATTGTCAGTAATAACTGATTATTAAAGACATAATGTCATACTAATCATGTCGGCATTTTATTTGTCCTATTTATATAAAATAAACTAAAAAAAAATAAAAAAAAACTATGAGAGATTATTACAGTAATTTAGACAGAATTTTTGAAAATTTTTTCAATGACAACAATGTTGGTTGGAAAACCTATAAAGTGGTTTCTACAAATCAAACTGACAGAAATGATGATTATGAAATCAATAATGTGAAAGACGGTGCGTATTTTCACTTCGAGGTCCCTGGTTTCAACAAAGAAAATTTGGATGTAATGATTGAAGGTTCTGAACTTGTAATTGAAGGAACAAGGAAGTACAAAATTAATAATGAAGAAAAAACAAAAAGTGTTGACAGAAGAATTGAGTTGAATAACTTATACGACCCATCAACTATAGAAGCAACCGTTGTGGACGGGTTACTTACAGTTTATATTCCAAGTTTCAAAAAAGAAAACATCAGGAAAAAAAATAAGATTAATCTAATGTAAAATAAAAACCCTCCAACTCGGAGGGTTTTTTATATGTCCAAACATTTTAGTTTACCGTCTTTGGAATATCCAAAATTATATTTGTGGGCATCAACTAAAGTATCTTTCTTCAAAATTTCTCTTTGAGCTTTTTCGGCGTTTTTGATTACCATTAAAAGTTTAACATAGAAATTATACATTTCAGGATTGTATTCTGATAACTTTTTACCTATTTCGATAAATTTAGCCGATGATGTTCCTTCAAACAGATATAAATCAGTGAAATTTTCACCTCTATCGATATCCAAAAATCCCAAATCCTCGAGAGCTAATTCTAAATCATCCCAATCGTTTTCGAATTTTTCCGTATCCAATTTTTCCAACTCGACATAATATAGACCGTCTTTTGGTATTTTTCCGATTTTATAAACTACAGGAAAAATTTGTGGGTTGGATTTGAATATATCATACCATTCATTTATTACATCCCATTCTCCAACTTTGTATACAACATTCGGTTTATTGGGCGATGAATAAATGATATGTTCGACTCCTTGACCGAAGGATTCTTTTTCTCGTGTACCTAATTCTTCAAGTTCCATATTTATATAATTATGAAACCGATGTGGAAAAAATACTTGAATAGTTTAGATACCATTGAAAATTTGATGAGGGTGTATTTGGAAATGAGAAGACACTTCCAAGAAATTGGTTGGTCAGAAAAAGATTTAGATAGTCCTCCTTATTTCGAATCAAAAATGTATTCTTATTTGGATAAATTCCAAAATATTAGGAGAGCAATGTTACAAGATTTACATGAAAGAGGGTTCGATGTTCCTGTTGAGGATTTTAATAGTTACTTAAGAGAATTCATGACTAAAATTAACGAATTAACACCTTTAAGCAATGTCGGTTACAAAAGAGACTATTCAGGGGACGAAGATAATTAATGAAATAAAATCTTCGAATATCAAAAAAACAGAATACGACACAGAGACAAAAAAAATGTTGGTCGAATTCAATAATAACTTTAGATATGAATATGATGATGTTCCGATGAACATCTATACAAAATTCAGAATGGCCGAATCCCAAGGTAAATTCTTCACCACTGAAATTTCAAAAAAATACAAATACAAAAAACTCTGATTTTTATTGTATTTATTGTTTATGGGAGAATTTAGTAAAATATTGAAAAGTTTCTCTATCAGAGATACGTTGAATCCTAAAGTTTGGACAGACTCAGAAAATCCTGAGAAATCAAAATTAAAGCCTAAAGTCAAAGATTCTCTAATAAAAATTGCGGAGAAGTTTTTAGATTATTTGGGTGATGACGTTATGGTGGAAGACATAACATTGACAGGTTCTCTAGCAAATTTCAATTGGTCTGAATTTTCTGATTTCGATTTACATATTATTGTGGATTTTCAACAATATGAAGATGATGCGGATGTATATAAAAAGCTGTATGATGCAAGAAAATATATCTTTAATGAAAACCACAATATAAAAATATTCGGACACGATGTGGAGTTGTATGTTCAAGATATTGAAGAATCTCACACGAGCTCTGGTTTATATTCCGTGATGAATGATGAATGGATTAATGTTCCAAAAAAAGATTTCAAAGATGTAGACAAAAAAGTGTTGGTCGAAAAAATCGATTGTTGGATTAACAAAATAGAAAAAGCTTTATCTGTTGATGGTAAAGACAAGTTGAAAAAACTTGAAAATATTAAGGAAAAATTGAAAGAATATAGGAAAGGTGGTTTGGAAGAGGAAGGTGAATTGTCTTATGAAAATTTGGTATTCAAATTCCTGAGAAGGTCCAATCTTATTCAGAAATTGTTCGACGCAATAAATAAAGAAACAGATAAGGAATTATCTATAGAAACTAAAATCACAGAACAGAATTTGAATATAAAAGATGATGAAGTTTCTAAAATTGTTTCTTCTGTAAAAGACTCAGATTTACTGAAGAAACTGAAAGATATTGCAACATCCAGTAGAAATTTTGAATATACACCCGGTATGAAAATACCATATGATGAAGGGGTACAATTGATACAAGACGGATTAGAATTCTTAGGTTTCAAATTACCTAAATGGGGTACGGACGGTAAGTTTGGACCTGAAACAAAATCTTCAGTTGAAAAATTTCAAGAATCAGTTAATCTGAGGAAAGATGGTGTGATGAAATCGGAGGATATAAAACATCTTTTAGCATTATTAGTTATAAATAAATTCTCAGATTCTAAAGTCAGTAAGTTTCAAGGTGAATTTGGGAAAGAAGGTAATTTCACTTATTTGGATATGAATGATGCCGAATCATTCAAAGTGTACGCTGAAATTTGTCAGAATTTTATAGACAAAAGAAATCCTAATGCAGGTGTAGATGGACAGATGATGGCCGAATGTGCTAAAAAGTATTTTTCTCAAGGTTATGTACCACCAGAATTGGCACTAGCACAATTAGCGTTAGAAGGTGGGTTATCGAAAGATGAATCTGTAAGACCAAGAAGAACAAAAAACCCATTCAATGTTGGAAATACTGATTCAGGTAAAAATCAATATTTTTCTACTGTGAAAGAAGGTGTTTGTGCATATTATGACCTTATGGTTAGAAGATATCTAACAGGTGGTAAAAAGGCCGGTGATTTATTAAGTAATTTTGTAAATGTGAATGGTCATAGATATGCCTCAGGTGGATATGAACCAAAATTGAGGAGTATTGTTGCTTCTGTTTCAAACCTTAGTGATATGGTTTTATCGAAATCTAAAGTAGGTTCTTCACCCCTTGCATAATTTTTTCTACTTATTCTGTCCTATCATATATTTATAAAGAAAAAAAATGGCAACATTTAGTGCTAATACACAATACGAATATTCTAATGATATATTAGGAAGTTTCAGTGGCGGTACGTGGGAATCTTATTTTGGAAACGCACCACACCCTGAATATGCAAAACCTAACAGTGATTTGTCGTATACTGGAAACACAGTTGTACAACTTAACGCTATAACCTTAGGAGGGTTTAACGGACTAAACAATTAAATTAAATTATAAAAAAATGGCAGATTTGAAACCAATAGGAAGCGAAAAATTAACTGGTCAAGAAAAATTGAATAGAATCATGGAGATTGCCAGGTATAAAGAGGCTTCAAAACAAGAAACTAATCCAATCAGTACAACTGAGTATTCAATTCATTTAGCTGACGGAAATCAATATCAGATTGTGAAAGAAAAAATGGGATATATTATCAAGAAAACTATTTCCGAATCACAAATCGATTACATTGAGCCGATGAAGAATAGAAAATATTTTCCATCTTATTCACAAGCTTTGAAAAAACTGAACTTAATGGCTAAAGAATTGAATAGAGTAAACGAACAAGAGGAAGAGGTTAGTTTATTCGGTGAACAAAAAAAATTCGTTTTGAAAACCCCAAAACCATCGGTTGATGAACCAATGGATATGCCTCCACCAGCTCCTCCTGCAGAACCTCCATCAGTACCGTCTCCAGAACTTCCTGATTCACCAGAAGCTGAAGCTCCGGCAGAAGTTCCTGATTCTGAAGTTTCTGTTGATGACACAGAAATGGATGTACAGGTTGATTCTGAACCAGTTGATTCCGATGTTGTTACATTCAAATCTATCCAAAAGTTGACTGGAAAGTTAACACAAAAATTGAGAGAATTTGAACAAGAAAAAGGTTTGACTTCAGAAAATATAAAATATGTTCTGAACATGGTTTTATCTGCAGTTGATTTGAATTCACTTTCTGACGAAGATAAAGAAGATGTACTTTCTAAATTTGAAAGTGAAGAAGAAGATATGTCCGGTGAAATGGACATGGATATGTCAGGAGAAGAGGATATCACTGGTGATTCTGAGGTTGAAGACGTACAGACAGATATGGATGTACCGGTTGACCAAGAAATGGGTGAAGGTTCATTACATGATGCGATTTTGGACAGCATTTTTGCAGAATCCAAAATAGATAAAATAATTTCAAACTATTTCGAATTGTCTGATTCCGAAAAAAGAGAAATGAAAGAAAAGAGAGTTACAGAACAAATAAAAAGAAAATCAGAATTCAACAAGTCGATAGAGAAAATTGAAAATCTGAGTGAAACAATAGAACAAGAACTTTCTTCTAAGAAGTTCTTAGAAGAAAACAAAAACTATATTTTCTTAGGTAAAACAAATAAGAAAAATTTAGTTTTCGAAAATAAAACAGGTCAAATTAAGATTTCACCTGAAGGTTTAGTAATATGAGTTATCTAGTTTTTGTAAATGGGTTAGGTCCTAATTATAAAGGAGATAATTTATATGAATTCATTTTTTCTGACACTTTGGATGTGTGGGGAGATTCTTGGGAAAGTAAACCTTGTAATTCTTATCCTACCCCTCCTGAGTTAAAATATATTAAAAAGGTAGGAGTTCTGAAAAACACTGATTTGAAATTGGAGTTAATTCAGAACTCCGATTATTTTTCGATGGTCGATGCAATGGACGATGTTGTTGCATTAGCTTGGGAACAAGGTGAAGAATCCAAAAACAAAAGATTAGTTTTTAGATTCGGAGAGGGAGAAAATGAAATTAAAGATAAACTTTACGAGAACGATTTGATTCTCGAGTTTGAAAAAAAAGTAGTATATGAAAACTAACGTAAAGGCTTTGGAATTAATAGAGTTAGGGTTATCATCAAAAACAGTTTCCAAGTTAACAGAATCACAAATAAACATTTTACATTCGAAACTTTTATCTGAAGCGATAACACAAACAACAACAACATCTTTCAATATCCCTACAGCTGATGCGGAAAAAGGGGTAACTTTACCAGCACAATCAACAGGGAAAAAGATGACAATACAGAAAACACCAACAGGAATCAAAGCAACTCCTACTGAAGAAGTCACTGAGGATGAAACTGATGATGTTACAGATGATGATGCATTAGAAAAAGATTCTTTACAAGATTATACGGGACAAGAAGCCCCTCATGATGCTAATGACATGGCACCTGATGGTATGGACGATGACTCAGATAACGATAGAAAAATGATGGGAATGTCTGAGTCAAAAAAAACAGAGAAAAACCCTTGGGCTATTTGTCACGCTCAATTGGGACCGAGAAAAAATGCAAAGTTTGAGAGTTGTGTCAAACAAGTGAAAAAATCTTTGAAAGAAGGTAAAAATCCTGTAACTTTGTTCATCGAAGAAAAAATAACAAAATTAGTAGAATCATACATTCCACCTAAGATGACAAAAAAAGATTTAATAAACTATATTAACGAGGCAGAACCTGCGGTTGCACCAAAACCAGGTGTTAAAGAACCAAAACCAGGAACCAAAAATCCACCGAAACCAAGACCATCACACCCTGGAAAAAATCCAAGTCCTGGTACTAACCCAGCACCAAAGGCGAAAAATGTAGAAGACGCAAAAGACGCGATAATCGACACAATCATCAATATTCTGAAAAATGGCTAAAATTAAAGAACAATTAGATTACGGTAATAGACCTGAAAGAATGGACCCAAATCTCGAAAGAAAGTTGAGAGCGGGTCAAGACATATATTCTACAAACCCCGCAATGAAGAAGGGTGCTAAAGATGTTCAGAGACTAATTAGTAGTAGATTTGGGAAGGTGGCGGACAAATTGAAAGAAGTTACTGGTATCCAAGACATTTCCTCAAAAAATGTTCAGGGCATGATTTACAGGGAGATGATGTCTAAAGTACCAATGATTATTGGTATTGAAAACAGACATAAGGATGAGTTGGAAAAACTTGCAGTAAAAATATCTTTGGACGAAACAGAGGTTCCTGAAGATTGGTATAAAATAGAACCATATCTCAATAGGGAACCTATTGACGTTTCAAATTTCAGATATAAACCTGAAGAAGAAGAGGACGATGATGAAGAAAAAGAAGAAAAACCACAAATACCTTCATTTGAAATAGAAGATTTAACGGATGAAGAAATTTTGGAATTAGAGAAACACAAAAGAAATATTATTAATGCTATTATACAAGGGTCAGCAAAAAAAGGACATTACCTTTTCCAAAAACCCGAAGTTAAAAGAGAGTTAGATAGAATTGACCCAAGATTATACGACGCTTATTTAGGTATCATGGCAATAAATGACTTCCTTTATTTCTCTATGGAGCAAATGATTGAAGCCATGAGTCAAACAGGTCAAGGAGTTGCTGGTAAAGTTGAATTAGATTCAAACGATGAGGATGAGGGAGGAGAAGAAGGTGAAGAAACACCCGATACAGTAATTAGGGCTTTCGGTCTTATATTTCCAATTCTTTGTCATGAAGTTATAAAAGGTTTAGAAGAAGCCGCGGGTAGACATGGATTACCACAAGACCCTGAACTTTCTCAGAAGGTTATGGGACAAACGGACATTTTATCGAATGAACCAATGCAACTTAGGATTGGTCCCGAAATAGTTGAGAAACTCAGAATGGCTTTGCCTGATGATATGTTCGATGAATCGAATAAAGGTTTAATAAATTGGTTCAAAGTTGAACTTTATAGATTAGAGGCTAAAGAATTTTTGATGTTAATTGGTGATGTGATTTCGGAAGACGAATCAAAAAATAAAAAAGCCACAAAAGTTTTTGAAGAATTAATGAAACAAGCATCATTGTTGAAGCAGGAGTACGAAGAATATAAAAAAGATAAAGGTGAAGACCCTGATGATGACGATGATTTAGGAGACTTTTTGGGTGGATTGGGAATATCCCTTAGTTAAAAAAAATTTGTGACCAAAGAACAATTAATTATTGAGGTTACTAAATGTGTCAGAAATACACCATATGCACTTAAGACATACTTACAAACTTATGATAACACAGTTTCTAAGTATGTCCCTTTAGACTTATTCCCTGACCAAGTCAGTCTTATTGAGGACTACGAAAAATACAACGAAAATATTGCACTAAAATATAGACAAGCGGGTGTCTCAACGGTAACCGCTGCTTGGGCATCTAAAAAATTAGTTTTTGCGAAAAAACAAAAACCTGAAAAGGTTCTGATAATTGCCAATAAGTTAGATACATCTGTGGAAATGGCTAATAAAATTAGGTCATTCACAGAACAATGGCCATCATGGGTTGGTGTTGGATTTTCTGCAGAAAAAAATTCACAAAGACATTTCAAGCTCACAAATGATTGTGAGGTCAAAGCTGTTGCAACATCCAAAGACGCACTGAGAGGTTATACTCCGACTATTCTTATCTTCGATGAGGCGGCGTTCATTGATGCAGACGGAGATTTCTGGTCTGCATGTATGGCTTCACTTTCTACAGGTGGTAAAGTTATTGTTGTATCCACTCCTAACGGATACGACCCAATATACTACGAAATATATGACCAAGCTCTCAGAAATATGAATGATTTCAAAATATCTGAAATGTTTTGGTATCGTGACCCGAGATATACAAGAGATTTGTATATGGTCAAAACAACAGATTTGGTACATTACTTGTTAAACAGGGAAGAATACAAAGATGATGTTGTGATTGATTTATCAACTGATAAACCTTACGAACGTGACCATTCTATAGTGACCGAGTACATCAAACAAGGTTACAAACCTTGTTCTTCATGGTTTGAAGGAATGGTTAAAAAATTAAAGTATGATAGGAGAAAGGTGGCTCAAGAGTTGGAATGTAACTTCTTGGGTTCTGGTGATAACGTGTTTGAATCAGAAGTACTACAGAATATCTCACAAAATACTTTACAAGAACCTGGTGCTAAATTAATGGGTGGTTCATTATGGATTTGGAAAGAACCTGTAGTTGGTCACAAATATGTAATGGGTGTTGACGTTTCAAGAGGTGACTCTGAAGATTTTTCATGTATAGAAATTATAGACTTTGATGAGAATGAACAAGTTTTAGAATACGTTGCTAAAGTTCCGCCTGACGTAGTTGCCGAGATAGCCTATAAATGGGGAACCATGTATGACGCATTTTGTGTTGTGGATTTGACAGGAGGAATGGGAGTTGCGACTGCTAGAAAATTACAAGAACTAAATTATAAGGGTTTATATGTTGACACAACAGAAAGTACTAATAAGTGGAAATGGGACCCTAAATTGAATGAAAAAATTCCAGGAATAAATTTCAATAGTAAACGTGTACAAATTATTGCATCATTCGAAGAAGTTGTTAGACATGGATTCAAAGTAAGGTCTACTAGATTATACAATGAGATGAATACTTTTGTGTATATCAACGGAAGACCCGACCATCAAAAAGGTCACCATGATGATTGTATCATGGGAATCTCGATGGCGACTTATGTTGCGGAAAAATCGTTTCAACAACTAACAAAAAACGTAAATCATACAAAGGCGATGATAAATTCTTGGTCCACTTCAGTGAATGAAAATAAAAATTCATCACAGTTTTTTAATCCAATGATGCCACAAACCGACCAAAAAAGACAATATTTTCCAAACCAAGGACCGGCTCGTGATGATTACGAGAAATATAGATGGTTGTTCTGTTGATGATAACTATTTATATTATCAACCAGTAAAGTAAAATTGTAAAATGGCGGAAAATAATTTAACGGTATGGCAACGACTTGGTAAAGCGTTTGGACCTAATTCTTTGTTGGGTCAAGATTACCCCACCTTCAAATTTGACAAAAAAGAACTTTTAAGAACTCAAGATAGAGCTGAGTACGAAAGAGAAAAACTACAAGCTCAGCAAACTTTCTATTTGGCTAATCAGTGGACTAAAGTAGAAAACAATTTATATACCCAAGCAATATTTTATGAACCATCGAGGTTATCTGCAACTTATGACTATGAGTCTATGGAATATACGCCAGAGATATCTGCAGCATTGGACATTTATGCAGAGGAGTCTACAACTGTTAACGAGGATGGATTCATACTTCAAATTTATTCTGAATCAAAAAGAATAAAAGCGGTTTTAGCTGATTTGTTCAACAACACTTTAGATATAAATACAAACTTACCGATGTGGACAAGAAATACTTGTAAGTTTGGAGATAACTTTGTCTTTTTGAAATTGGACCCTGAAAAAGGTATTGTAGGTTGTCAACAACTTCCAAACATTGAAATAGAGAGACATGAAATAGGAATGACTGACAAACATGCGGTCAATTTGGGTAAATCTGAAGCTAAGAAAGCTCTCAGTTTTGAATGGAAGTCCAAAAACATGACATTCCAAACATGGGAAGTTGCTCACTTCAGGTTATTAGGTGATGATAGAAAATTACCTTACGGTACGTCTATGTTGGAAAAGGCAAGAAGAATATGGAAACAACTTCTACTTTCTGAAGATGCTATGATGATTTATAGAACATCAAGAGCACCAGAAAGAAGAATATTCAAAGTATTTGTTGGTAACATGGACGATAACGATGTTGAGGCTTATGTTAATCGTGTTGCAGATAAGTTCAAAAGACAACAAATCGTAGACCAAAAAACGGGAAATGTTGACTTGAGGTTCAATCAAATGGCGGTTGACCAAGATTATTTTGTACCTGTAAGGGACCCTGCATCACCAAGTCCAATTGAAACTTTACCTGGAGCTCAGAACTTATCTGAGATTGCGGATATTGAATATATTCAGAAAAAATTATTAACAGCTTTAAGAGTACCTAAAGCCTTTTTGGGTTTTGAAGAAGTTGTTGGTGATGGTAAAAACTTATCTTTACAAGACATTCGTTTTGCAAGGACAATTAATAGGATACAGAAATGTATGATTCAGGAACTTAACAAAATCGCAATCATACATCTTTTCTTATTAGGTTTTGAAGATGAAATCTCGAACTTTACATTGGGTCTTACAAATCCGTCTACACAAGCAGACTTACTCAAAATCGATGTTTGGAAAGAGAAAATACTCCTATATAAGGACTTGGTTGCGGACCCAGGAAACGGTATTCAAGCTACTTCTTCAACATGGGCTAAAAAACACATATTTGGATTCTCGGATGAAGAAATCAGAGTTGATTTAATGCAGCAGAGATTGGAAAGAGCAATTGGTGAAGAATTAAAACAAACACCAACAGTCATAAGTAAAACAGGTCTATTCGATTCTATCGATAAGCTTTATGGACAAGCGAGTGGTGGTACTGTTTCAGCAAGCGCGGAAGCGTCTTTTGGGGGTGAAGTAGGTGTTTCACCAGAATCTGAAATACCACCAGCATTACCTCCTGAACCTGCACCAGCCGGTGGAGAAGCTGCTGTAACTCCTGAGGGTACAGAAGAAAAAATGAATATTTTGGTCGAAAATCACGTTTTGAAAGGTAAATCTTTCATCGATTTGGAACAAGGTCAAAATTCTTTGGGAGAAATGGAGAAAGAATTAGATAAGTTATTAAATTAGTAATATTTATATTCAAATATAGAAAACACATGACTTTCGGTTTAGTAAAATCAATAATAGAAGAGAATCTTTTGGAATCTTACAAAGATGAAAAATCTTTCAAAAAAGCAATGAATGAATTCAAGCAGAATATTTTGAATCATAAGGAGATTTCTAAGATTTATTCTCTCTACGATGATTTATCCAAACCACAAAGCTTGAGTGAGCAAGACGCAAAAGAATTTGTATCTGAAGGAATTTCTTTAATACAAAAATTACTCCCTAAAGTAAAGTTACCTAAAATAGTTGGCGAATCAAAGGTAGAAAACAAATACAAAACTATAGATGAGTTGGTGTATATTGAAAATAAAGTTTCTATTTTAGAAAGGATGGAACTAAAGAAAAAGTTGTATAAATTAATGACCGAATCTCAGAAATCATCCAAAGAAACAATTCAAATACCTTTATCAACCATGGTAAAGATTGCTAATCAGACAGTTCAAAAATATGTAGAAAATTTGGATGAAAATTCTAAGAAAGAACTTTTTGAAATTTTGAAAGAGGATTCTAATGAACTTCAAAATAAGTTTGATATTCTAAAAGAAAGTGCGATAAGTAAATTGACACCAATGGTGGAATCAGAAAGTGATTCTGAAACAAAAAGTAAATTACAAGAAACCATCTCGAAAATACAAGGAGATACTTTCACCCAACTCAACTTTCTGAAGTTGAAAAAACTTACTGAGTCTCTCTAAGAGTTTTTAATTTTTTGAGTATAAATCGCCTTTAGTATCTGTTTTCTCTTAACTACAGATTTCTTTACATACTCTTTTCTTTCCAACAACTTTTGTTGCTGTTTAGTTTTAATTACTTTGGATTTAAGAGTTTTGAGAGCTCTTTCTATACTGTCCTTTCCTTTAATTTCAATGATTAACATATATTACAAATATCGCGATTTTTATTAAAATTTTGACACTTAAGTCAGTATATCTTATGTTTATAAAAAAATAAACACAAGTAATATGAAAATTGATGAAAAAAGGGAAAAGTGTAAAAATGAATTTATCTAATTTATTCAAGTCTACGTATGGTACGGTAGATTCTAAAAATTTGAAATCATTATATATAAACATTCAATCATGGGTATCACCCAAAGAAGAACTCGACAACTGGAATAGAGTTGTTGGTAATTTAAGTAGAGAATTAAAACATACAGTATTTGAATCGATACCAACTCACATCTTTAATAAAAATTCCATAGTTGATTTAGATTTACGAACAAGTGGGATTTCATCAGGAAAAAAATCATTTTTCAATTTAGAAATAAATCTTTTTTTAGATAAAGAGTTAGATTTCAAATCCAACGAACTTAAAGATTCAGTCAAAAGAATTGTCAAAAACATTCAAAAAACAAATATTTCTGAGAATTCATATTTCGATTTTTCACTGACAAAGAAGTAAGTATTAGTATCAATGGATATTTATTAAGAAAATTCAATGAAAAAGTTAAGAATATTGGAGTCACATGAGACAGGTCACGGAATTTTAGTTGAAATGGATGCGGGGTTTGTTTCTCCTATGGACGAAATAAATATCAAATTGATGAAAGAAGGTAAAAACTTAGATTATAGAAATCCGTTTGAGTTTTATGCTGTACTTCAAAAACATGATGTACCTAATAGAAATGGTAGAACATATCCTGAACAAATATTAAAAAGAGAGGCAGACAAATATAAGAAATTAATTCAAAAAGGATTATCAACATCGGAGTTGAATCACCCTGAATCATCTCTGATTGATTTGGATAGGGTCTCACATATCATAACAGACATTTGGTGGGATAAAAATATTTTGATGGGTAAATTGAAGTTGTTGACTTCACCAGGATTTCACGAAAGTGGAATTGTAACAACTAAAGGAGATATTGCAGCGAATTTATTGAGACAAGGTGTAACGATGGGAGTATCCTCAAGGGGGGTAGGGACTTTGAAAAAAGTTGGTGAAAGAAATGAAGTTCAGGATGACTTTGAATTAATATGTTTTGATTTGGTATCTTCTCCTTCCACACCTGGAGCTTATTTATTTGATAACGTTGACGACAGAGAAAAATACGACGAAAACTTAGAAGAAGAAAAAAAGATGAATGCAATTTCTTCAAGTAGTGTATCTAAATCTGTTGATTTGATGAAAAAATTATCCGATTATTTATCAAAATAAAAAATATGGATGAAAAGTACTTTGTATCAAAAATCACTTATGATTTGCCGGATGAGAACACCGGTAAGATAAAAAAAATTAGAGAAGAAAAATTAGTGAGAGGTTATACCGTCACAGATGTTGAGGCTAAGGTTACAAAATTGTATGAAAATTTTTCATACGATTGGAGAATAACTTCAGTCTCCGAAAGTAAAATAGATGAAGTAATCGAAAAATAGTCAAAATCTAAAGTGGTCAAATCTGACCACTTTTTTTTTGCAACAAAGAAAAGTATTTGTAATAGTCTGAAAATTAAACTTTTTTCAATAATGGAACTATTTATTGAATAAAAATAACACGACTATGCAAGAAAATAAGAATCTTGTTGAAGAGGCACTCATTCAAATGAAAAATGTTGAAGAGGTAA